ACCAGAAGCAACGGCACCAGCTTTATTTAAAAGAGGTACGCCATTTACAATTATTTCCACACGACCAGTAATTCTCGCCATTTTAAACTCCTATATTATAGATAGAAGATAATTTCCCTAATTCTTTTCTTCTTTCTTTAATAATTTTTTTTATTAAATCAAAATCAGGATAATAGTTATCATTTACCCAATTTTTATTTCTAATTATATGAGATATCATCTCAGGAGTAACTAAAAATTTACGACCTAAAGATGAATATGTATATTTACCTGTTTTAAATAATTCTCTTATCTTATCTACTTTTGCCCAATTTAATTTGGCCTGAGATGAATTTTCTCCTTTAGCAGCATCACTCATCTTTGCTTTAGTTTCGGATGATCTTGATGTTCCTAAATGCTTTGCTCTGATTTTCTCTATAGTTTCTTTAGATAATTTTCTTCCTGTATGAAAAATTCTTAGTCCCTCTTTTTGTTTTTCAGACATTTTTCTACCAAAAGTTCCTTCACCTCCATTAGTAAGATTATATCCATTAGGTTTTTTAGAATTATATTTTTTAATATAATTCTTCTCTTTAGAGAAAGCATCCTCTTGAGAAGATACTTTCTCTAATAAAGATACTGTAAAATTTTCTTTGCCATATTTAGTAATAGCTCTTTTTAATAGATATCCGCTTTTATCATTAAAATGAGAATTAATTCTTCTTTTGAAATTATTAGTAATTCCAATATAAATTTTATTATTAATTTTATTCTCAATTTTATATATCACTATAATCATACCTTCTTATATCATATAAATTGAATCTTAGCGCAACTATAACAAGAACTGAATGCGACTAGCCAATACACGGAAAGCGTTGATCAAGTCCGTAGGTAATAATACGTTTACCCTTCCTCTATCAGTCGTATCTCTCTCCACTACCAAATTCTCGATAAACTCACTTAGATTTTCTATTAAACCTCTATCCTTTAACAATGTAAATAGAGCAATTATTTCCTGTTTAACAGTCTTAGGAGTAGCAACATAAGTTCCGGGTTGTACAGGGTAGGTATCATCTGCCAATTTAAATCTAGGCACTATAAAACGGTTGACCATTCTAGTTTTGTATTGATACCTAATTTCGCTCAAAGTTGCCAATGTCTCTACGTCTAGATAACTTGAGTCAAGCGTTCCTGCTGAATTAGTTTGATAAGTAGTAATACATCTTTCTATTAAAACATTATCGCTATTATCAGTAATAAAAGTAGCGATACCGTCATATAAAATAATATCTCTTTCCGATCTTGAAAATCTATTCACTTCTGGAGGAGCTAAAATTCCCTCTAATTTTAAAAATTGTAAAGGTCTAGCTGGATCTATATTTAAATTCCAAGCAGCGACTCCACCCAAAGCTGCGGCCCATTCTTCTGGAGCAGATGGAGAGTCGTAAGCACCAATGATAGTATTGAATGGACTATTTCTTGAATTACCTAAAGTAGTACAACTAGCAAGCGTTGCTCTTGCTCCAGTGAAAGCACTACCCTGTAAATCTTCTAATGGGTCAAATCTATCTTCCAACTCACCTTCCAATGAAGTCAAGTTAGTAGCATCGATAAATGGATTTACAATATAATGGTATTGAATATTATCAATAACCGCCCATGCATCCGAAACAGCAGGATCAGTTGCTCCGCCTTCCATTGCTGAATAAACTAATTGATGATCTGATTGGTAACCGTAAGGATTAGATTGACCAGCATAATAATTACCTCTGAAATCAATATAGTTACCTAAAGTACCAGATACTACCGCAGACAGAACTAAGATATTTGATCCTATTCCAGCATGTGCGCTGGCGTGTACAGGCAAATAAGAATTTAAATTAACTTGAGTTTTAATTGCTGAAACAATATCAGGGTTTGACCATCCTGAAGTCAATTCAGTATAACAAGCAGAACCATTCACCATTAAGTAATAAACACAATCTTTAGTCACTGATAAGTTTGCAGAGAAAGTTATTCTCCCACTTGCGGCAGTCCCTGCTACTGACCCCAATGCTATAGCATGAAGTTCAGTATTAGGATTATTTTTTTTAAATATCTGACACATTCTAGCTAATGGAGAACCAGCTCCAAAATAAGTGTTAGCAATATTATCGTTAGTAATATATTGAAGTGTATTTATCGCTACAGTAGTTGCTGCGGATAATTTTTGCCCCAAGATTAATGCCTTATGAGGATTAGCAACTAATCCCTGTAAAGCTCTTGAATTGTCTATCTCGGTGTAAACTCCCGGAGTTCTGATTGTTGTAGGAATGTTAGTAAAAGTAATCATTATTTTGTCCCCCTCTCTTTTTTAAAATTAAATCTATTCTTCAACTATTATGAGATCCCCACAGTTAATTCTTCTTTGCCAAAACTTGCCTTCTTTCCCTTCTAATAAAATTTTAAATCCTTCACTAGGCATTATCGCTTTACTCTTAGGATGCCTTATCATCGTTCCTTCTCTCGGTTTAACAAAGATATATTTAGCTTCCATTTTACTTCCCCTTATTAATTTTTGCTAATGTTATTTTTTATTTATACCATGGATCAGTCTTAGGGTACCAATCAAAATCAACTGAAAATGCCCTAGAGAAAGCTCCATTATTTGGATCATCATATATATCTACTAACGACGCCATATCAGGCCCATTAACTGCCATCACTAATTCACTCATAGGTAAACTACCATCATAAGGGAATATTGGACTAGGCGATAATACAAATTGAGTATAAAACTCTTCTAGCTCATCGGTATATCCATCTTCTACGCCATCGCTATCAGTAATCCTACTCTCCATCGCAAATTCGTATTGATACCAAATCCAAGCAGGGTTTATATCGAGTAGATTACCTCCACTATAATATATAACACTTTCTGTTCCAATTACCTGCCAATTTAAAATACATGAAAATAATTCTTTTCTTACATCATAAAGTGCATCGTAAGCAGTTATTCCAGTTCGATCTTTTAAATCCATATCGTTTCTAATAGCTATGATAACCCCGAATTTCTCGGTAAATTTTTGATTAAGCCCATTATCTAATAAATTAGGGTTAGAGATCTCGCTAATAGGTATAACAAAAGCGCATTCTTTTAATAAAGTATTTTTGGTGGCATAAGCTAACTCCGCAGCTCCTGCTATGTTCTCTTTGAATCTAGTATTCCCTAATCTTAATTTTAAAACTATAGGGCCTAATTTCATTTAGTATTCCTTTTGATAGCTTCCATTAATCTATTAGGGATTATTGGCCTAAAATGCTCCCATGTAGGTTTTAAGAAAGGTCTAGGCTTCATGTATTTAGTCCCTTCTTCTAAAAATATAGCATAAGGGGTTCTATTAATATCCCCTGCCGTTAGGCCTCTCATAGTAGTATGATAAGTAATATTTTTAATTAAATTACCACTATCAATTCTAGGAAAATTTCCTGCAAAAGAAGGATGGTGATAAATGCCTCTTCCCTTCTGCCTTAGATATTTTTTAGAAGTATCAGGTGGGGAGTTCTTCATCCCCAGTCTAATAAAAGTAACTATCTCTAATCCTAATTTAGATAGTTCTTTTTGAACCGCTTTTACTGAATTACTGGTCATCTTTTCTAACTTCAACCTAATGGTATTTGATCCCTTCACTTCAAATTCAAGCATAACTGGTTCCCTCTTCGTTAAGTTCTTCCGCAGATAAAATATAATATTCTCTACGTTCATCTACATTAACAACTTCTCGGATAGCAAACCTTCTGCCTTTAGTGGAAGCATTCTCGTTGCCTTCTCGTAAGAAAATAAAATAATTTGATTTCAAAGGGTTCAAAGTCTTTTCACCTGTCTTGTTTTTGATTACTTCCAAAGCGCATGATCTAATCATAAATGTATGAGTAGGGTTCTCGTTAACCTGCATTCCTCTAATCCATCTGCTAAAAGGATTAGCACTTACAGGTTTTATATTCGCCCAAACAGAGACTACTACTTCAAAAGTAAGCTCAAACCCTCCGTCGCTATCTGCTGTTTGGATAGGTTTGCAAATATCTATTCTTCGGTTTAACTTAGGTGCTATCCAAGTCATATATTCATTACCCTATAGTAATTTAATAATGCCTGAGCTACTGCTGGCGGCGTATCCCCTTGAACTCTATTCTCATAAATCATTGTGGCCCATGATTTAATCGCCTCTTTAATCGCATCTGGAATATAAGAAGCAGTTGAACCATAACCAGCAGTATAAATTATTTGATAACCTCCGTGCCATCTATCATCGTTTTCAGGAGGGGTTACAGAATTTTTAATTACTAATCTTCCGGGAGTAGCATTAGTAATAGTATAATAATTTGAACTAGAATAAACTGTGGCGACATTATCTTCATCTAAAACATTTACTGCCGTAATACTAATTAACGGAGGTCTAGGCAATTCTATAACTTCCGAAGGCCAGTAGTCCATATTCATAGTAATTGTTTGAGTAATCAATGCTCGATTTAGATATTTCTCGGTAAGCATCCTAGTACCTTTGATAATACTAGTCAAGATTGAATCTTCACTGTCTCCGTCAATCCTAGCATAATTCTTTAATTCAGTAATCGTTATCGGTTCAACTGTAGGAGCAGTAGTAACTTCCCAAGTTTTATTTAAACTAACATCTTTAGGATAAATAGAGCTAGGGGTATCTGCCATTCCATATAATGAAACCATGATCGAAGCTCCTACTTGTTATTATAACATTTACATTTTTTATTAAAATAAGAGTCGGTCAACATCTTTGTTTCAGTTTCAGGACAAAGAATTGCCTTACCTTCTGAAATAAATTTGTTGGCCGACTCATCAATAAAATATCGGGTCTGACCTTTCTTGAATTGGACAGGTCTGCCATTTATAGAAATATCAAAATCTTCCAATATTTTAATTTTTAATAACATTTTAAACTATATATCCTTTTATGCATTTGCATCTTCGGCAACATAAGGGGAAGTATTAACTACCGCCCAACAACCGTCTGCAATAGCTTTCAACATTGCCCAGCATGATTGTTGACCAGAAAAATCTAATCTGATTCTGGAAAGTACACTACCCATTACTCCAACTAAAGATACACCTACGGCCCCACCACCAGAGGCAAGAATGGCAACACTAACAGAGTTAGCAGTAGCATCACTTTGGCAACAAATATAAAGTTCTTCACCTAGTAAGCAAGAATACAATTGCATAGACGCTTGAGAGCAAGCACCAGATGCTTTAATAATAACGTGTCCTGTTCTGGAAGGAATAGATACCGTAGAAAGCACTCCTGATCCTGCTCCTGCCGAGTTAGTAACAGTTACTACTTTAGTTCTATTAAGTAATATTGCTCCCATATAAAGAGCGTTTACAGCACTTAAACTTCCGTAATAAAAATTAAATCCCGATGCAAATTTACCTAAAGCACTGTCACCTCCAGATAAAATACCTCCAGAAGCAATATTGAAATTAGCATTAGAAAGTACGGCCCATCTTGAATCTGACCACATAGCTCCTAAAGCGGAATTGCCTAGACTAAGAGTAGCTCCACTTTGTACATCTATTGCAGCATTTGAGTAGATACCTAATCTTGCGCCTGACCAGAATTGTCCGTAGGCATTTGAAAGAAATCTCAAAATACCGCTAGCTCCTACACTTAAAATACCGCCAGAATTTACATTTAGACCAGCTCCAGAGTAAAGATTTAAGTTAGCACCTGACATGAGATAGAAGTCTCCAGCAGTACTAAATAAACCACCATATTCTACATCTATATTCCCACCACTAGCAACAACTAAACTATCACCACCTTGCTTGTGGTAGACTTTTGTTTGATAAGTATTATCTGTCATTTTATTAATCTCCTTCTCTTTACTTTTTTAAAAAAAAGGGGATGAAATAAATTTATTATCACATCCCCTATAATCCTTGGGAGCGACTCCAAGGAAACTTTTATTTTCTAAACGGCTTCGTTTACAGGCCAATTCATAGGCATACCTAATATTGCCAAAACTCCCATAGAATAAACAGAAGGTGCTCCTACCCCTGAAATAACAACTCGAACATATTGTCGGTTGCCTTTATATCCTACGGCATAAGCTGTACTAGCAAATCCTGCTACTGAATCAATACTTAAAAATACCCCTGAAGCTAATGTTGAATAAGCTCCGTCTTCTCCTATCACTGAATGGATCATTTGAGAAGGGTAAACTTCTGACCAAGTAGAAGCAAGACCAGCAGCACTTTCGTGAGCGTGTTCTAATTTTGCTTGGATTAAGTTATCAGCACTGAAAGCACCAGCAGAAGTATTTGCTCCAACATTCACTACGAAGGTAATCGTCTCGTAACCTTTAGTATTTACTTGCTCACCAAGTGTTTGCGCTCCGTCTACTATATCTTGAGGAGCAATCACTTGATAAAATTTAAATCCTGTATATCCATCACGTCTCATATAAAAATCTCCTTAAAAATAAAATTAAAAAACCCACTAATTTACTTTTCTGCCTTAAGCTAAATTATGCCGAAATAATACCAATTTTCATTGCGTCAAAATCTACTACGTCACCACCCAATCGCTTTTTGGTATAGAACTCAACACTTGGCTTAGCTGTATAAGGGTCACGTAGCATAGTAATTCCTAGTCTATCTACGATAATATAAGCTCTAGTCCAATCTGCTAGTACTACTGATAAGGCACTAGCTGCGACCGTAGGCATACTAGTAGACATTCTAACAGGTAATCCTAGTAAAGTTGAGTACGGATCATTAGCTAACATTCCGGGTTTCCAGATGTAATCTCCCATACCATCTTTCAATTTCATAGCAGCGGCAAGGGTAGTTCTATTCATTAACCAAGTACCACGATCAAGGTAATACTCTTTCAATCCATATTTAACAGAAATAAAACCATCAGCAGTTAAAGCAGTAGCGTGTCCCATAGCAATTTGCTCAACTGTTCCAAAAGTAGTTCCACTAGCATAAGTCAAAAATCCTCTAGGTCTTCCAACACCATTTCCAGAAACAAAGGCGACGCCTTCTGTTCTAGCAAATCGGTTAGCTATTTTGTCTGATAACCAGCTTTCAATATTAATACTAGAGTCTTCCAACATAGTTTGAGTTACTTTAGGTCTAGTAGCTAATGAATGAGTACCAATTCTTTTTTTGTTCCAAGTAGGAGTAGTAGAATCAGTAGTTGATACAGTCTCGCTTTCCCACTCTGCTCCTGCGTCTCCCCAGTCTACTAATTCTTCGTAAGCTTCAGTAGTAATTGCTTGAGTAGTACATAATTGACGAATAGGATCGCCTTCATAAATTCTTTGCATAATTCTTGAAGACATGAAAGGTGTAACTGTATAACCACCATCTGGGTCAACACCTACTTGTAATAATTTAAAATCTTCTGGAGATAATGCTCGCTCATCTCCGTGATTGCGTAAATATTTATTAAATACTCTTTTATATCCTAGAAATTCTTTAACATCTACCTTCGCAGAAAGTTCTTCTAATTTAGCGTAAGAGACGCCTTCACTTTTAGCTCTAGTAGTTTCTCTATTAAGATAGAATAGTTTTGCCTCTTTCTCTTCTTCTGATTCTTTTCCTGTGAATACCTGAGGGAATTTCTGCATAGTAACTTCGATAGTATCTATTCTTTCGTTTAATGCTTTATCTCGTTCAATTTGACGAGTAGAAATATCAGTAACTAACTTTTCTATCTTCTCGCTATCTTTGGAGTGCTTTAATTCTTCATAATTTTTTCTTAGTTCTTCATAATTTTTTTGAGAGTTAGCACCGATTTTAGTTATTTCGTCTTGAACTTCTTTAACTACTTTTTCAATTAGTTCTGTACTCATAATATTAATCCTTCCTTTTTAAAGTTTAAAATTAGTCTTTTTAAGACATTCTAAAATTGTTTTTAAACTATTATCTTCCTTGACTGACTCCCTCAATCCTTTACGACATAGTTTTACTAAATATTGTGAGGCACTTTTTGAAAGCCCTGACTCTCTCAAGGCATTCTCCAAGTCTCTTTCGGTTAAACATTCTTCTATATTTTTTATATTAGTAATAGTTGCAGTTATTTTTGCTGGAAAGGTTACAGGTGAAATCTCCCATAACTCTATTTCTTTTAGTACTCTAACATTGCGTTCATTATCTATTTCTTCACGTTTGATATTGTAACCTATGCTAAGGCCTTTAATAGCTCCTAATTTCATTAATTCGTAAACATCTTTTCCTAATGTAGTATTGATAGCTAATTGGCCTCTAACTTTCAACCCAATATCGTCTTCTACCATTTCAGTCCAAACTCCAATGGGTTTATCATGGTCATGCTGGAATAGCATAGCTACTCCGTTTTTGTTTCTCCCTTGCGTCAATAAAGTTTTAGAGAAAGCTCCTTTCTCGATAATATCGCCATAAGAATCAGGCTCATCATCGAAGATAGAGCCGTATCCACTGAATGTTCCTTGGTCTGTTATTTCTTTGACATCATACGTAAACGGGTAAGCATTATATCTCATCTTATTTAACCCCCTCCCTTTTCTTTATATTCTATCAGGTTTTTTATATTGGTTCAAAGCAATATTTAATAAACATCTTTGGTTTCATAAAGAATGACGCAACGGCACCGAATCACGTTACCTGCGCTACCGTTTGGATCTCCCGGATACATCAACGCTTCTCCGTTAACTATAAATGGCTCTTCCACTGGAATAGGGTTGTTGCTATAATAAGCATCTGC